TAAGAAAGATATAGATAGAATTTTATATGTACTTGGAGCTGTAGGTCTGGTAGTAGTAGGAGAACTATTTGTACTTTTAAATAAAGTTCTATGATAACAAAATATGCATTAGTATTATGGATGTGCAGTATTATACATAATAACTGTCCATCTAGTACAATATCAGGATATGTATTTGACAATCATTATGATTGTACAAATGCAGGTTATGCTATTGCTCAAAAAACATATAGAGCATTAGAAGAACTAGAAGAATATGATAGGCAATATGTAGAAGAAAATAGAATTGTAGTTAAGTTTGAATGTAGACCATATCAAATTACAATACCTCTACCTAAGCCTAAAACTCCAGCATAAAGTTGTACCTAACTAAATAGACATCTACAACAATTAGTTGTAAAAGTATCAATATGCTTTGTAAATCAATATTAGTTATTAGTGATCAGCACGCACCATACCACCATATAGATACACTTGACTTTCTTGCTGCAATAAAGAAAAAATATAAACCTGACACAGTAGTAAATATAGGTGATGAAATGGATTGGCATTCAATTTCATTCCATGACAAACATCCTGGACTTTACTCACCAAGTCATGAACTTCAAGTTGCTAGAGATTTTTTTAAAAACTTGGAGAAGCTTTTTCCAAAACAATACATCATGGATAGTAATCATGGTAGTCTTGTATTTAGAAAAGCAACAAGACATGGTTTACCACACGAAGTCTTTACATCTTATAACAAGATGATTGGTGTTGGTAAAGGTTGGACGTGGCACGAAGATTTAATTTTAAAGGCATCTAATGGTCAAAAAATTTACTTCTGTCATGGTAAATATAAAGACGTTTTAAAGGTTGCTCAACAATATGGTATGTGCACAGTACAAGGGCACTATCATACCTCGTTCAAAATAGATTATTGGAGTAATCCAAATGAGCTACTTTGGGGGATGCAAGTTGGGTGTTTAATTAACATGAAAAGTTTAGCTTTTGAATATAACAAATTACAAAAGTCTAGACCAGTAATAGGAACAGGAGTAATCATTGATGGATTACCTAAGTTAATCCCAATGGTGTTAAAAGACAATGGCAGATGGAATAGAAAAATTACCTAGAGGTATAAGAAATAAAAATCCAGGTAACATTAAATTAGGTACAGACTGGGATGGTTTAGCTGCAGAGCAAACAGATCCAACATTCTGTATTTTTGATGAAGCTGTAATGGGTATACGTGCATTAATGCGTATATTACTTACTTACAGATTTACACATAAAAAAACAAATGTAGACTCTATTATTAGCAGATGGGCTCCACCCTCTGAAAATAATACAGAAAAATACATTGAGTTTGTTTGTAAAAAATTGGATGTTAAACCATTAGATGACCTCGATAATAGCATAGAACACTATTTACCTCTTGTAAAAGCTATTATCCAAATGGAGAATGGTATGCAACCATATGATGATGAACTCATTGTAGAAGGGATGTATAAGGCATGGGAAGGTTATCCAACTGGTTCTACAGCCTCTTAGAGCATTGGGGTTCAAAAATGCATGTATATGCATGGAACAAAAAATACAGTAAACGAAAACACGTTCTTGTTCGAGGCAATCGAACTGGACAGTTTTATAACGTAAAGAAAAAATAATATGTGGTTGAATTTATTATCTTTGGGTGTAAAGACAGCATCTCATATATATCAGAATAAACAAAAAACTAAGCGTTTGATGTCTGACGCACAGGCAGTTCACGCTGAAAAAATGGCACGAGGCGAACTTGAATATAAAGCGAAAGTTATTGAGAGTAATGATAATGGTTGGAAAGACGAATTTGTCCTTATTCTCGTATCTTTGCCTATTATTTTATTGGGT